GGGGGGGGGGGCGTTCTTCAATGCAGCTCCCTGAACGGATCATCCAAGCGTTGCAATTAACCGATGGGGAAGCCGAGCTGCACCCTCACACGTCGTGGGAGGTCTGCCATTTGCTTAGCATGATGAAGCCTTCCGATTTGAATCCACCGGAGATGATGGCTATGGCGGTCATCTTGGCGCATGCAAACGCCCGGAAGCGCGGAACTGGCCCGCTGAAGGTTGTTCCGCTTTCCAGCAGCGGTTAGCGGCGGGCTGTTCGACCCGGGCCGTCTTCCCACCGCGGGAATCGGTCCCCTACTGTGTTGGGGTCGATGCGCCGCTCATCATTTTCGGTGAGGCGCCGTTGCATCTCCGCGACGAGTTCACTGTTGGGTAGTTCTCTGGCGGCTCGGTGGATGTAGACGGTTCCTGGGGTTAGGTCTTCTTCCTCCAAGTAGCCGGCGGCTAGGAGTGCTTCCACAGGCGGGCGCCCGTAGGCGCGTGCGAAGGCGACGACGGTTTCGGCCCGCGGGTTGTCACCTTGTTTCCACCGGGTAATGGTGGAGGCATCGGTTTGGGTGGCGGCGGCGATGTCCTTGTTGGGGGCATGCGCACTGACCCGCTGTACGTACTCCCACCAACTTTCCGGCATGTCCCCCGTGCTTTCTGTGTGTGGCCATAAGTTCACTTATTGCCCACGTACTTATGTTTACACAGAATCACATGATTTTAAACATGCCGATAGTCCCATTCTGCTGTGATTCTGCTGGAGATTGCGCCCTGGCTGCGAAAAAACAACCATGTGATTTCTAGCCGTTACCAAACCGTGACTTAAACTTTGGTTGCACGCAAGCAATCGTGTGATTACAGTCAACCGCATGCCCACACAAACCCCGCAAATCGCGGCATCCAGCGGTGGACTCCTGAAACGCAGAGACGCTGCCGGATTCCTTGGAACGTCCCCCCGCAGGCTTGATGAACTGATCCGGGCCGGGAAGATCTGCGCACTCCGCGACGGCGGAGTCGTCAAGTTCACGAAGACGGAACTGGAGCGGTACATCCGCGACCTCCCGTCCTATGAACCCACGGTGTCCGCGTGACCGTTGCCTTGATATTTGCGCTCTGGTTCATTCTCTCGGTCCCGTTCGGGATGTTGGTCGGCAAGTACGTCGGCTACTGCTCCTGCGAGGAACACCGATGATCCGCTGGCTGTCCTACCAACTGGACCGCCTCATCGACTGGCTGATGCCCGTCAACCTTGACGGCTTCGGCGACGGCATGTGGGCCGATGAGCTGGCCGAGTGGGAGGAATCCCACGACGTGGTTGAGCCGCGCACGTGTTGCTGCACCCAACCGTTTGAACCCCACGATCTCACCGCTCCCGGTTTCCCCCAACCGGATGTTGTGGTGACGCCCGCCGAACCCGACCCGCAGCCCGGGTTCGGCGGGCACTTCAACTTCCTTCGCTTCTGGCGATGAAGAAAAAGCCCCGAACCGCTGCAACGGTCCGGGGCCAGCGACACACAACCCAACTGAAAGGAAGAAACGTGTCAAACAGCAATGATAGCCAAACCGCCGACGCGGCCTATGTGGATGGCAACTTCGCCATCCCGGGAATGTTGCGGGTCACCGCAAGTGGTGGGCGGGTTCTGATCCACATCGGTGAAGCGCCCTGGCTCTTCACGGTCTCCATCACCCAGGCCGCTGCGGAGAAGTTCGGCGATGCCCTGGACGAAGTTGTCAGCGACATGGCTGATGGTTCCCCGTTCGGACCGGTTCGGACGTTCGGGCTTGTATTCGATGACACCAACCGCACCGCCGGCCTGAAGCTGGTGACCGAATGAGATCTCAACTGGTTAAAACGTTTTCGCTTGGAATGATCACCGGTTCGTTCCTAACCGCCGGGGTGGTGTTCTTCGCTGCACCCGCCAAGGCCGACGTGGACTCGGCCAGTGTGGCTTATGCCGCAACCTACGGCGAAGCGGTCTGCTCAGTGTTGGACGAATACCCGAACTTCGCCGGGATCGTCGGTGTGGGGAAGGCCATCCACGAAGACGGCCTGTCGATGCGCCAGGCCGGTGCCGTGATCGGGCTGTCGGTTCAGGAGATCTGCCCGCGGCACTCGGAGCTGCTGGAAGCGTTCGTCAATTACGTCAACAGCGGTGCAACCACATGACCGCACTGAACCCGAAGTTCAACGACCTTCCCATCCTGCACGTGCGTGCGTCGATGACCGATGACGATGTCGAGTTCGACTCCGACATGCGTTACATGCGGGACCTGTTGAACGCCATCGTGATCCAGGCATCGGGCGGTGGTCATTGCGGGCCGTGGCCCGATGACCTGAGGTTCCACTTCGCATGGCTGGAAGACCAGGTGGCCCGTGGCTGACATCGACTGGCGCATCGTCGGCATCATCTGCCGGGAACAAACCAACCGTTACGTCGGAGAGTTGAACGCTGATGAGAAACGTGCGGTCGTTCGCCGGCTCATGCCCCGGATGCTCACCAAGGAAGACTGGTATTGGTCTAAGGCCACTGCGGCGAAGCTGACCGCCGAAGATGTGGCCGAGCTTCTTCGTACATCTTCGCGGTGGGTTCAACGCGCAATGGCCGAGCTGCGGAACTCCAATCCGATGACGTGCATCAACCAGAACTGCATGGAACACATTTGGGTGGACCCGGACACGAACATCATTGAGGCGCACACGTTGCCGGAAAGTGTTGACCAGTGCCCGAATTCGGGTGGGCAGATGGTGTCTGGTTTGGCGTCGATCCGACCGGATTTGTATCAGTGGTTGGAGACAGCATGACTCGCATTCGCATCGGGCTCGCGTTGACCATGATCCTGGGCGCCATCTACGCCTTCTCGGGGTTGCTGACATCGGTGCGAGACTTCGCCGTTGGCCTGATCGTGGTATCGGTGGCCGCTATCCTCCACGGGCTGATCATCTACCTGCATGACCACGACGCCCCGATCATGGCCCGGTATCGGGAAGACCGCGGCGGTCAATGGTGACACTCGACAACGAACGCGTACACCTGGTCGCAGTGCCTCGAGGGTTTCAATTCCTCATGTTCTTCTGCGACCCCGATGTTGGGCCCTTGGCGACGTTGCGGATGAACTCTCAATGCACACTCACCCCTGAGCAAATCGCCGAGCAGTTACGCACTGTTGCCGCCAAGGTCGAAGCCGGGAACGTCATCCGTAAGGACATCGGTGGCCACTAGTTTGTGCGGCCAGTGCGAACACCCGGCTGATCAGCATCAAATGAGCTGGGGGAGTTGCGAACAGGTGTGCCTGGACCCTGACATGGGCGATTTCTTCACTTGCTTGTGCATCCATTTTGAGAAGGATGCCGATGACTGAGTGTGGTGTTTACAACACGGTTGGCTCAAGGTGCGTCCAGTCCGCCGGCCACTGCGGGGAACACCGATCTGCGTATGGGGCGAAGTGGACCGATGAGTCCAACTCCCGCGCTGTGGAGTGGATGCTGAACCATTTCAAGAAGGGCAGAGACTAATTACCACCTCACCGGATGTAAAGAACCTTGCGCGACTTCGGGAGCCATTCCCGGCAGATCAGGTGGGAAAGCTACCTAAAGGTGGCATCCAGTTGGACTTCGTCGGACACGGATTCATCACGGCGCGTCTGCTTGATGTGGACCCGCAGTGGAATTGGGAGCCGGTGGCGTTCGACGAACACGGCTTGCCGCTGCTGGATGAATTCGGCGGCTTGTGGGTTCGTCTGACCGTATGCGGTGTCACCCGGCTCGGGTACGGGGATGCCGGGGGAAGGAAGGGCAACAACGCCATCAAGGAGTCCATCGGGGATGCGTTGAGGAACGCCGGTATGCGGTTCGGGCTGGCCTTGGACTTGTGGTGCAAGGGCGACCCGGATGCGGCGCCGTCACCGAAGCCGAAAACCCCGGCAGACCTTGCCCGGGAGAACCTGCTGAAACTGGTCAACGCCAACAAACTTGACCCGAGAAAGCTGGGGAAGCGGTTCGCCGATGACTACGGGTTGTCCATCGCGGAAGCCGATGTGGAGACCATCCAGGGCTTCATCCAGGTTGTGGCGGATGAGATCGCTGTGGATAAGGCGGCGGGCTGATGCCTCTCACTTTGACGGACCTATTTTGTGGAGCTGGTGGATCGTCTACTGGAGCGATAGAGATTCCCGGTGTTCAGGTCAGGATTGCCTCAAATCATTGGGATCTCGCTGTAGAGACGCACAACACCAACCACCCCGATGCCGATCATCTATGCGCTGACCTATCTCAGATAGATCCACGCTACTTCCCACGCACCGACATCCTCTGGGCATCGCCGGAATGCACCAACCATTCGGTGGCGAAGGGCCGTAAGCGCCCTGACGCGCAACCTGATCTGTTTGAGGAAATTCTCCCAGATGCAGCCGCCGAACGGTCCAGGGCGACGATGTGGGACGTTCCCCGATTCGCGGAGGTTCACCGCTACCAAGCAGTGATTGTTGAAAACGTCGTGGACGCGTGGAACTGGGAACCGTTCCGGGCGTGGCTCATGGCGATGGACTGTCTGGGCTACGACCACAAAATGGTTTTTCTAAACAGCATGCATGCCCAAACCTTTGGTGATGGGGCTCCGCAATCCCGGGACCGCATGTACGTGGTGTTCTGGCGCAAGGGGAATAAGGCGCCGGACCTCAATCGGGTGACCTCCCCGAACGCGGTGTGTCCTACCTGCGGGCCTGTGCGGGCACGTCAGACATTCAAACGTCCTGACCGTGAGTGGGGCCGTTACCGCGCCCAGTACGTCTACCGCTGCCCGAATGTGGCGTGCAGGTTCAGTGTTGTTGAACCGTCGTTTCGTCCGGCTGCGGAGATCATCGACTGGGATCTGCTCGGGCAGCGTATCGGTGACCGCACTAAACCTTTGGCTGACAAGACGATGGCTCGCATCCGGGCGGGGGTCGACCGTTACTGGGGTTCCCTCCTCATTCCAGTTGAGGGACGCGACGGCAAGCAAGCCGCACCCGTAGGCGTTCCGGCGCGAACGATGACGACACGCAACGAGACCGGGGTGGCGTTCATCGCCGAGCTGCGTGGCGGCGGATCGAAGCATCGCCCCGTTTCGGAACCGCTGGCAACCGTCACCGCATCGGGTAACCACCACGGCCTGGTTACTACTTACTACGGAAACGGCGGAACCAAGCCAGCGGACGACGCACTGTCCACAGTGACTGCTACGGAGCGGCATGGGCTGATGACGCACACAGAGACAGCGTTCGACATCAACGACGTGCTATTCCGCATGCTTGAACCGCGGGAAATCAAGGGAGCGATGGACTTCCCCGACTCCTACACAATCCTAGGCAACCGACGCGAGCAGGTACGGATGTCCGGTAACGCGGTGACACCTCCCGCCGCGAGAGATCTCGTTGGGGTAGTCGCCGAGTCGCTAGGGGTTGTGGCCTGATGAATGACATCACCGCACTCTCAGCGGTTCAAGACCTGTGCAAACTGTCTCGGGAACTGGACTTTGTCACGGAGAAGTATGCCGAAGCGGAGAACCAGCTCGTTGACGCGGAACACAAGTACATCGTGGAACACGCGAAGGCGTACCTGATCGCTACCGGGACCATCTCCGAGCGGGAATACAAAGCGACTGTGGAAACAGAAGCCTTGCGGTACGCGTCGGAAGGCGCGAAGAAGAACGTCCGCGTGTACCGCCAACGCATCTCCACGCTTCGTGGGCGCATGGAAGGCGGCAGATCCACTGTCGGCGTGCTGAAGCTGGAGCGGGAGCTGGACCGATGACCTACCTCTACGTGTGGTGTTCCAACTGCGGCAGGCAGTTCCACTTCCCTGACGGCAGGAACGGTGGGTTCAGCCACTGCGACCTGCATTCCGAGTTCACGCCGCTCCCGTACAACAAGGAGGTGCGAGAGAAGTGACCGGGTTCCCGAAGCGGGTGCGTGACATCATCACCCGCCGCGCTGATGGAGCCTGCGAACGCTGCGGATGGGCAGCACCCGCATACCAGCATCACCACCGCCGGCCCCGCGGCATGGGTGGCTCCAGCAGAGATGACACCAACCTGGCGTCCAACGCACTCCAGGTCTGTATTCCCTGCCACTCGGACATCGAAAACAACCGGGACGACAGCTTGAAATACGGGTGGCTGCTGCGCCAAGGACAGAATCCGCAAGAGGTGAAGGTTCTACGCAAAGGAACATGGGTAAATCTCTCCGACGACGGCTGGATGCACTGATGACCGGGGCAGTAGCAAGTAAGTCCCGGGTCACTTTGAACCACAGCGAACTTGAAATGGCCTCAGGAGTAGGTCTTCGCCGCCACGTATCCGCAATGTGCGCCAACCGGACGATTCAGCACGGAATCAATCCAGAGGACTGCTGGAGAGCCCACATCGAAGGCGCATGCGGAGAGCTGGCTGTAGCGAAATTCCTTGGCTGGTACTGGGACGGATCTGTCGATACCTTCCGGGGCCGACCCGATCTAGGCAACATCGAAATCCGCACACGATCAAAACACTCGTATGACCTGATCGTCCGAAACGACGACGACCCGGAAAACGTGTTCATTCTCGTCACCGGGATCGCACCGAACTTCTGGATACGCGGCTGGATTCATGGCAAAGAAGCCCGCCGAGACGAGTGGAAACAGAGCTACGGCGGTCGTCCCGAAGCCTGGTTCGTTCCATCTGAAGCCCTCAAACCGTTCAAGGAAGGTTCATAAATGGGGTTGCCGTGGGTACGTCTTGACACCCAGTTTGCGAACAATCCGAAGATCGTGGAACTCGTTGCCAGGAAGCAATTTCAGTCCGCGTTCGCCTACGTGTGCAGCCTCGCCTACGCCGGCGCGCACGGCACTGATGGGTACATCCCTGAGCATTGTTTGTTCCTTGTCCATGCCACGAAGCGGGACGCAACAACGCTGGTGAACGCCGGTTTATGGCTTCCGTCTCCTGGTGGCTGGGACATCAACGGCTGGGATGAGTTTCAGGTCTCGGATGAGGCCGCTCGTAAGCGTCGGGAACGTGCACAGAAGGGCGGCATAGCGAAGGCGCAACGGGCCGCGGTGAAGGGATTGCGGAGTGTTTAAGCACGGACACAAGCAGTGCTTACAAGCAGTGCTTACAAGCAGACCTTTAAGCACGGACACAAGCACGTGCACGTACGTACGGACGTACGGACTAACGAAGAACTACTCACCTTTGGTCTCTCTTCTTACGTTTCGTATCGCGTGCGGGGGGGCTGCAAAAAATGGGTGATTGGCGGGATGAATTGGTGGAGATCGCGGAGTGCGAGTTCTGCGACGACCAAGGTGTGCGACTCAATCAGCTCGGGAAGTGCGACCACATCGACTACGCCGCCATCGCTAGACGCGGCATTGCGAAGGTCAAAGAAGCGTTGGAAAGGCACTGATGTTCGGGTTGTCCAGGCCGCAGCCGTGGATGGGTGAGGCGTTGTGCGCGGAGGTTGGCGGTGATTGGTGGTTCGCGGAGAAGTCCGACTGGCAAACGGTGGTCAAAGCGAAGCTGGTGTGCCGGCAGTGCCCCGTTGTCCAGGCGTGTCTGTCTCATGCGTTGGAGACGAACGAGATGTTCGGTGTGTGGGGTGGTTTGACCGCTGTGCAACGCCACGAGATCCGCATGCGCCGTGGGATGCCTGCTCCTGCGGCCTATAAGGACGACTGGCACGGTAAACCTGGAGGCTACCGTAGGCACTACCGGGAACACACTCCGGTGTGTGAGCGTTGCCGTCAGACCGAAAAGCTGACGCGGGCGACTCGGTCCGGTAAGTGCGGATGATGACCCGCAACCGTGTATCGGCAAAGGCTGCCGGGGCGAAGGCCGAGAAGGATGTGGCCGATTACCTGGCCGCTGCTCTGGATGACGACCGCATTGAGCGCAGGGTCCGCAATGGCAATCGGGATCGCGGCGACATTGGCGGTGTTCGGGTTCGCGGTGAGCGCGTCGTAGTCGAAGTCAAAAATTGTGCCCGCACTGATCTGGCCGGGTGGATCGCCGAAGCCCAAGTCGAAGCCGGGAATGACGACGCCATTGCCGGGGTCGTTGTGGCGAAGCGTAAGGGAACCACAGATGTGGGGCGCTGGTACGTCCACATGACGGTCAGCGACTTGTTGGCGCTGCTGTGGGATGTGAAATCCGATGAGTGACCCGTACTGCACGTCCTGCGGTAGACCCCACAAGGAAGGCGAATGCCGGCGATGACAGATGGAAACATCCAAGAGGCGCGGAAGCGTTTGGAGTACGCGGTGGGACGGCTGGTCGATAAACGCCCCGGGGTGTATCACGATGTAACCCTGTACGCCCCATCCCTGTACTCCTGCCTGATCTCGGATCTGGCTGGGACACAGGGCGAGACCCGAACCCCAGCGAAGTCCATTCCCCCGGTGTGGATTGATGCGGTGCAGCTCCGGCAGGACATCGACGCGCAGGCACACAGGTGGATTCCCATGCCGGGAACCACGGTGTGGCGTCTCGGGATCATCGCCCGTAGGACGTGGCGTCCGCAGGACACCGACAAAGTCAGTGACATGACCAACACCGTCGATGCGTGGTGCGAGTCGATCATGAACCTGCTGGACCCCCAGTCCCGCAAGGAAATCACCGCGGCCTGCCCGTCATGTGGGAAGCGCACTGTGTACCGGCGTGAGTGCGGGGAGATGGTTCGGAAAGCCGCCCTGGTGTTGATCCCGAACCAGGGCTGTACGTGTCAGGCTTGTGACGCCCACTGGTCCCCGGAGTACTACATGCACCTTTCACGGTTATTGGAGATCAGCCCACCGGAAGGTGTTATCGAAGAAGTGGTCGCGTCATGAGTGACATCCGCACCCGCATTGTCGATATCTTGTCCCGCCCCGTGAATGTCGATATCTTCAAGTCCTGCGCTTGCTCCCTGTGCCACGACCCGGCTATTGCCGACGTGCTGATCCACGAACTTGGCATGACGCAGGAGACCAACTACGGAACCACCTACCCCAGATACCCCGTTACCGATCAACGCCTCACCCGGTGGGTCACCGAGTGGAAGGCCACCGAATGAAGTTCCAGCCCGGTGACGATGTGGTTGTCACTGTGAAAGATCAGGAACACCGTGGCGAAGTGATCGCCCACAACACCGGATATGTGATGTGCCGCATCATTGCTGATCCAGCTTGGGATTACGGCAGAACAACATGGCTAGACCCCGAACCCACGGTGTGTGTAAAAGAAAGCAAAGTGCGGCGCAACAATTGCTAAAGGGAGTTGTCACAACAATGGTTTAAAGTTAGAGATGCGCCAGAAGTGCGCCTAGAACCCCGCAGACCGGCTTCGACCCGCTCGGCGGGGTTCTTTCATTCCATTACCCCATTTTCCGTTTAGCGAGGCACGATGGCCCGCACCCTTGAGTCAACCCCACAACTACGCGCCGTGTTTGCACTCTCGGAATCACGTAAGTCCAGGCATCACCGAGACTGCATGTGCCGCATGTTCGATCACCAGTTCTGCAACGCAGCGGATGCGTTGTGGCAGAACAAACTGAACCGTGAACTAGATGAAATCAAAGGCGGCGTCCCACCGTGCGGATCACCTTCCTAGGTAACCACCTAGTCGATTACAGCTCAGAGAGCCACCACGCGAAGACCTTGGAATCTCTCGGGCATGAGGTGGTTCGGCTCCAAGAAGGCCAAGCATCCGGTGAAGAAGTCCTGGCCGAAGCCGTGCGGTCTGACCTTTTGGTCGTTGTGCACACCCATGGGTGGTCTACGGCTGGTCTCTCGTTGGTGGAAGTGTTACGCCGGCTGCGGGAGCTACGAATACCATCGGCCACTTACCATTTAGACCTTTGGGTAGGTCTGGAACGGCAACGCGATCTTGACAGCGACCCGTTCTACAAAGAGATCGACCACTTCTTCACCGTCGACCGCAAGATGGCCGACTGGTTCTGCAACAACACCGCAGTACATGGTCATTTCCTGCCTGCCGGTGTGTTCGACCAGGAGTGCTACATCTCATCGGAGCCGTCACCGCACGCCAATGACGTGATCTTCGTGGGGTCACGCAGGTATCACCCAGAGTGGCAGTGGCGCCCACAACTGATCGACTTCCTGCGCCGCACATACGGCTCCCGGTTCACCCATGTTGGTGGGGATGGGGACACCGGAACGATCCGCGGTGATGCACTCAACCGGGTCTACGCCAATTCCAAAGTCGCAGTGGGGGACACACTCTGCCTGGGGTTCAACTACCCGTGGTACGCCTCCGACCGACTCTTTGAAGCACCCGGGCGTGGTGGGTTCCAGATCTTCCCCCGCATCACCGGTATCGATGACTGGTTTGACGGGACGATGAAGTTCTTTGAATTCGGCCAGCTTGAGACCTTAAAGCTGATGATCGACTTCTACCTTGAACACGATGCTGAGCGTGATGATCTGCGGTTGCGCTGCCATCAGCATGTAAAGGCGCATCACACATACCGCAACAGGTGGGAAACAATCCTGGCGACGGTGTTCCCATGACGTTCATCCCAGCGGACGAAGTCGTGTGGAAGTCGGTCAAGTTCTTGGAGCTGCCCGACGAAACCTTTGAGTACGAGTTTGAGTTGCCCGTTCCGTTGGCTGATTGGGATGTGTTCGCAGCATGGGAGCGCGAACGGTTCCACTCAATGCGGGAGAACCTGGATCTCGGGGATGTCCTGTTCGATGTCGGTACTGAGCAGGGTTGGACGAACCTGATCTACGCGCAGTTCGTCGGCCCCGCGAACATGGTGCTGATTGAGCCCACCCAAGAGTTCTGGCCCAACATCCGCAACACCTGGGAACGCAACTACGGGCTCATGACCCCACTCGCGTGTTACCCAGGGCTGTTGTCGGACGAAACCACTGACCGAACGACCACATTCGGACCGTGGCCGGCAGTAGCGGATGGTCCGCTGATTGACCGCAACAAATACCAGTACATCCACAACCATGATGTCGAAGTCGGGCAGCGCACCCTGGACGACCTCGTTCAACGCTCGGGAATCATCCCCGATGCAATCACGATGGACGTTGAAGGCGCTGAACTTCTGGTGCTGCATGGTGCTACGACAACGCTGGTCGATCACCGCCCGTTGGTG